CGGTGAGCCCCTCGGCCTGAAGCTGACCACCGGCATCGGCACCGAGGACTTCGCAGCTGACACCCCGACCTTTGCCGAGGTGGTGGCACTGGAGAGCGACGTGGCTACCGCCAACGCGCTGCTGGGCAACCCTGTCTACCTGATGAACGCCGCCATGCGCGGTGGTCTGAAGACCAAGGCCAAGGATGCAGGTTCCGGCCTGTTCGTGATGGAAGGCAACGAAGTGAACGGCTATCAAGGCGTTCTCTCCAATCAGGTTGCCTCTGGCGATCTGTGGTTCGGCAACTTCGCTGACCTGATCATTGGCTACTTCTCTGGCCTTGATCTGATGGTGGATCCCTACACCAACAGCACCTCCGGCACCGTCCGCGTGGTTGCGATGCAGGACGTGGACATCGCTGTTCGCCATCCTGAATCCTTCAGCCGCGGCAACAACACCCTCTGATCATGTTGATCAAGGTCCTACGGCAGACGATGCTTTCGGGCCGAGTGGTGAAGATCGGGGAAGTCCTAGAGGCTTCCCCCTCTGACGCCAAGCTCCTGATCGGCATCGGCAAAGCCGTTGAAGCTGCCGCACTGGTGGCAGATGTGGTTGAGACCATCGCTCAACCTGCACCCAAACCAACCACCCCCCGACGGAGGGCAAGACAATGACCATCCACAACCTTGGATCTAAGACCACGGTTCTCGGCCTGCTGCGCAATGACGTGGTGACCACTACCGGCACTGGTTCTGCAGTTGATCTGCTGGGCTACGAAGGCGATATGGCCGTCCTTCTGGACGCTGAAGCCGGTAGCGCTGGTGTGACCTACGCGGTCAAGCTGACTGAATCCGACACTTCCGGCGGTTCCTACACCGACGTGACCGGTGGCGCATTCACCACTACCACCGCTAACACTGCATCGCTGCAGAAGATCTACGTCAACGTGACGAACCTCAAGCGTTACGTCAAAGTGTCGATCACTGTGGCCGGTGGCACCGGTGCCGGCGCTGTTGCAGTGCTCGGCCTTGCTTCTGCTAAGTACGGCTGATCATGGCGTTTACTGAGGATCTGGATGTGTTCCTCGCAGATTTCGGCGTCAGCTGCACGGCTGGCGCTGTTACTGCAAAGGGAATCCTGGACATGCCAAGCCAGGTATTCAGCGATGGGATGGTGCTCAGCACTGACTACACGCTGACGGCCAGAACCTCAAACTTTGGCAGTCTCATCCGCGGCGACTCGATCACCGTGGATGGGGCTGCTTATACCGTCAGAGAGGCCATGCTGATGGATGACGGAAAGTTTGTGCAACTCGGATTGCAAAAAACATGAGCGGTCCTATCAAGGTCAACACACGCAGCCAGTGGGCAGCGCTGAATCCTGTGCTGACAGCAGGCGAGTTCGGCCTTGAGAGCGACACGCAGAACTTGAAGATCGGCAATGGCAGATCACCTTGGGCCAAGCTGCCATATCACGGCTGCCCTGGTTACTGGGGATCGCTCTGGGATACCACCTCGCAAATCGCGGCCGCCATCGACACGGCCTATCCGATCAAGCTGCGGCAGGTTGACACGGCAAGCCGTGGCATCAGGGTCATCTCAGACGGCCGGATCACGGTCGATTATCCAGGCATTTACAGCTTCACCTTTTCGATTCAGTTCAGCAATACCGACAGCTCGATCCACGACATCAACGTGTGGCTGCGCAAGAACAATGCGGGCAGCGCTGGTGACGTGCCCGATAGTGACAGCCGCTTCAGCATCATCTCAAGCCATGGCGGCATTGCTGGCAACGTGATCGGTACGGTCAACTATGTTCTGGGCTTGGCAGCAAACGACTACATCGAGCTGATGTGGATGACAAGTAACGTCGCCGCATATATACATGCTGAGGTTGCAGAAACCAGCCCGCCACATCCCAGCATTCCTGGCATCATCTGCACAGTGGTGCAAGTCGCCTCCGCTTAAAGATGACCACCAAACGCGAACAGGTACTGACCGCGATCCGCACGGCGCTCACCGGCACCACGGGCGTGAGCACGCGGATCTATCGCAGCAGGGTGGAACCCCTAGCCCGGCAC